TTTTGCTCTATTTGGCGTTTGTTTATACCAGCGACTATCGAGAAGTTGATCGTGGCACTCTTGCCATTGATGTTCCCTAGCTGCTGCAAGAGCTTTTTTAAATTTAGACAATCCAGTTGCTCCAAGCTGGAAAGCCATTTCGATAAACACACCAAATTTTTTATCAGGTAAATCCATACCTTGACATACTCTGGCTGCTCCCTCGATTGCTTTATCAAAGTCCACATCATATAATTTATAAATAAACTCATCAGAATATTCTTTGTCAGGATCTATATTATCCTCATCTGTAACTAAATGACCTATTCCGATAGTTAATTTTCCAAGACTATCTGCATAGCATTTGTTTACTTTACCCTCATGTAAAGCTATTCTGTTTTTAAGTTCGTTTAAATTTGCATCTTCCATCTTTAAAGACATATAAAATGTGTACTCCTAATTGTTTTTGATATTTAGATTGTGTTCTTGTAATCATTGTGCCTGGCTTCCAGGTCTTTCTTATTGATGCTGTTTTAACATCTATTTTTAAAACTTTTCCTGATACTCTATGAACCGCAACTAAATCTATTGGATCATTGTCCTGTGTTTTCCAATATATTGTATAATTTTTTTTTATTAACCAAGCTGCAGCAACAAACTCTGACTGCATACCTTTGGCAATTTTTTCATAAGACAAAACTAATCAAAAAATCCCATCCATTTCGCAATGACACCTAAAACTATTCCTATAACAACCAATGCTTTTAATCCTCCAGCACCCATTGAACTAAACTTTTGTAAATCTCGTATTTGTTTTTGCATTATCTCTTGGCTTTTCAACATATGTTTTACGTCAGTACGCAATTCTGCAATATCTTTTTCCCAATCAGACATTTGTATTTTCTGTTTGTATTTTTTCTACGCAATACAACATCATTGATACATTACGATCACGCAAATCTTTGTCTATTTCGTCTATTAAAATATTTCTTTTTAGTAAACACTCATCTTTTGTTGGAAAATCAAAAGCAACAGTTGCGTTAGAAAAACAAGCTGTTGGTAAATTTGTTAATTGTACAAAACAAATGATGGCAACAATGTTAAACATTATCCACCTAGCGGATTACTTGCTTCCGCTTTAACTTCATCAATTAATATTTTATTTAACTCGCTTTGCTTTTCAGCAATAGCAATCTTTTTAGATAATTCATTTATAAAATCTCTTATCTTACCAAATTCTTTAAAAGTTTTATCTGATAACTCAACAATATTTAATTGTAATTGTTTGTCCGCAGCAGATGCTTTATCAAATAAATCTTCAACATCTGATTTAAGTCCAGCAATATCATTTAATATATCATCGTTGCTGTCGTTATCTCTAGCCATCCACTCATCTTCTAATGCAGACATACGATCTAATATTTCTACTTCTAAATCAGAAATCTTTTCATTAACTGGTGCAAGATCAACTGTTTCATTAACAACAAATTCTGTATTTTCTAATTGTGATATTCTGTTTTCAAAAATTCCGTAGGCATAAAAGCCAGATCCTAATGCTGCAACCACTCCAGCTAGGCTGCTCCATCTAGTTAATTGTTCAATCATAATAGTTCCTTTAATTTTTGTAACTCAATCATTAATTGTATTTTGTTTACTTTAATCTCGTATAATTTTTGTTCATGCTGTCCAACTGGATCAGTAGAAATATAATTATCTAATCCTATGTTAAGATAAATACCCTTATTATAAATGGATAGATCTGCCTGGATAAACAAAGCATTATCAACATCAGAATAAATATTTTCTGGCTGGTAAAAATCTGCATTATCGTAAGCAGCTAATTGATTACCATTATCAAATAAAGAAATTTGTTTTACTACTACCGATACATTGTCATTAACTTCTATGTTAATTTTATTATCTTCGGTTTCAACAACCTCTATTTCTTTATCTTCTTTTAGTATTTCGGTTTCGGTTTCTTCTTCTGTAATATCAACATTGTCATCCTTAGTTATTTTTTCTTCTTCGGCAGTTTCTTCTTCGGCAGCTGCAACTTCTTTTTCTTCGTTGGCTGCTTCTTCAATGATTTCTTCTTCTTCGGTTGCGGCAAGTTCGGTTGGCTCATCCTCCACAACTTCCTCCATAATCTCATCAGTAAATTCATCTGCAAATTCTTCCTCTATTATTTCCATTTCTTCATCGGTAAATTCTTCCGAAAAGAAACTTTCAAATTCTTCTGGTACTTCTAAATCTTCAAATGCAGCTTCTTCAAATTCCTCAAAGTCATCAAACTCCTCCAGAAATATTGTTTCAAATTCTTCTTCAAAAAATTCTTCCTCTATGAATACATCGTCAAAGTCTGTCCAATCTTCTGTCCATATATCTTCTGGTATAACAAAATCTATTTCATCATAATCAAAATCAATATCATCAATGGTATCTAAATCATCTTGGATGTCCTCAGTAATTGGATCAAATTTTGTGTATGATACAGATAATTCTATATCATCTATATCAGCTCCCCAATGACCTGTTAAAGTATTGGTGTTAGTTACATCAACTTTAATATCAAAATCTGTTTGTGTGTTTACACCTTGAATATAAGTATCACTATAATTAACAAATTGACCACAGTTAATAGATCCACATCCAGTATCTTCTATAATTCTTTGATTAACTGATGTCGTTCCATCCGATCCAGTTATTGTTTGTTTTAAAGTAACTGTATTATTATAATCATTCCAAAACCAAAGATCAGCAGATAAAGTTGATGACCATCCACTTTGTATTTCTTCGGTAATCATGTTGGTATCATCAGCCAAGGAAACAGTTTGACTTATAACTGTATCTTGTTCTGCTGCTACCGATCCACCAGGATTATTACCACCACCAGCTGCCATATTATTATGACCATGAGTATGCTCATCTATTGTCCAGCCAGTAGTATCGTAAGTAGTACCAGTACCAAACGTAGAATTGGTTAATATGTTTCCTGTGTTTACAGTTTCACTCTTACCTGTCGTGAAGAGGAATAGGCTTAAAAGGATCGTTGCAATCTTTACACATTTCTTCAATCCTAATAGATGCCATGTACTCTTGTCTAATTTTCCATTGTTCATAATCTGGTCTTAGTTTTGGATATTTATTCCACATCGCAATAGCTTCATCGCCAAGTAAACCTTGAAATGGACAAGGTGTATTTGCAATAAATTCCATTGCATGAAAAATTCTTTCATCAGCACAGAGGACACCAATACTTGCCGTTGGTAATCCAAAATCTTTTAAAACTTTTGCAAGTTTTATACGTTCACAATTCTCATCCCTTACATGTAATCCACCACTAACCCCAACAATACTGGTAGTAACACTACCACTAATACCCATGCTGCAAACGTCTTGCGACATAGAACTATACGATGGTGCGTTGGCACTAGGAGGTGGAATATTAGACTTATTACTTGTAGAGTTGGTTGTGTTGTTAGTCGTTGTAGAAGTCGTGTCATTAGATGATCCAGATTGATATGTATTGTTATTAGTTGTCTCATAATTACCATCAATAATTGTGTTACTGCCAGATGAATTGGTGGCGTTATTGTCATCAGATCTTACGTCAGTTGATACAGCAACAAAAGTTATTGCTGTAAGTAAAATAAATAATATTTTCATTTACCACAAGTACACTTTCCATCTTCGCAACAAGGATTAATCATAGTTTATCCATCTCTGCTTTTACTTTTGTCCATGTAATTTCTGAATGAGGATTTGTTTTTGATTGTATTGCATTTCCATTTTCAACTCCTGTAGTCCACAAAATATTATTGTTAAAATCATCTTGTGATGTAACATCTCCATTAACAGTTAATTCAACATCAGATTTTACAGTTTTAATTGCTGTCCAAAATTTTTTTATATTTATCATGCTAAAATTTCCATTAATGTAATTGTTAATTGACTATCATTATTTATAAAAACTGTTCCCGCATTAACTTTTAAATAAACTTGATAATCAACTTGCGAAGCAGTGTTTGTTGTATGTAAATCTGCACCAGAATAAGTTTGACCATAAGTACTGCCATTTTGATTATTGTCATCTATAAATTTAAAAAGGTCTGAATATCCTCCACCACCTGTTTGAGAATATATATGAGCATCAACTCTACCCGCACCTCCATCTGTTCCTTTACCCCCCGCTATTGAAACTAATACTTTGCTTGTTGTGGCACTAGGAGTAATAGATGCAGTAAAACCAGAAGCTGCAAGTGAAGTGGAACTTGTTGAAATGTTACTTGTTGTGCTACTAACTATTACTTGACCAATTTTTGCGTTATAATTACTTGTAGGCAAAGTACCTGTAACACCTCTTGAAATATTCAGTTTCACTAAACTCATGGTTTACTCCAAATTGAATGTGTTAGTTCTCCAGCATCATTACGAGCTAAGAGTAAATCGTATGCGTTTTCATTAGTATGATTAGCTGGTATATCTCTTAAAGATTGTCGCCAAGTTTTTATATTGTCTGGCATTGTTACATCAGAGTTAGCAAGGTAATCTGTTTCAATTAATCTTTCTAATCTAATTTCTTTTATGTCTGCAAGTTTTCTAGTTGCACTTGCGTTATTCCATG